TGTTTTCCTTAGACAATACGATGAGTTGCTAGATGATCATCACTTGATTGAAATTTCGTATCAGCAACTTCTTGACTTGTGGGCATCAATGAAGCAGACTGAGGGCCTATTTAAAACAAAACTGCTAGGAGGATAGCATGGAACAGAACAACACAGCATGGATAAACTTTAATCTTTTTGATAAGGCTGGTGGTATATGAGTTCAGTAGTTATGATGTCAGTAGATCAACCAACACAGCCCTGCCCTTACGAAGCATGTGGTAGCTCAGATGCGTTCAGCTACAACACAGGTGGGTATGGTAAGTGTCATTCGTGTGAACGTTCATATCCCAGTACAGAGAAGATGTTTGACTGGGCCTTGGAAACTTATCCCGTCAACAAACGTAAACCACCAGTACAACAGCGTCAGGTAACATCAGCTACCAACGTAGGCATTAGGGGAATAGATACTGACGTAGCTGTACTTTATGGTATCCAAATACAAATGGATGCTGAAGGTGATCCAGTTAGGTATGCGTTCAAGTATCCCAACAATGTTAAGTACCGTGGCTACGATGAGAAGAAGTTCTGGACAAAGGAGAAGGGTACACCCCGTGAACTATTCGGGCCTGACTTCAATGCAGGATCGAGCAAACGTTTGTACATAACAGAGGGAGAGTTCGATGCCGCCAGCCTGTATCAGGCACTAGGCAAAAGCTTTCCTGTTAAGTCTATACCCAGCGCATCTATCTCAGACAAGTTCATCAAACAGAACTTTGACTACATGAACAGCTTCACTGAGGTTGTCTATGCAGGTGAACAAGATCCAGCAGGTAAGGCAGCAGCTGAACGTCTGTATGCTTTGTTTCCTGAGAAGTTCTTCTATGTACCCCTGACTAAGCACAAGGATGCCAACGACTTCATCATGAATGGTGACCAGGATGACCTCAAGTGGGCAGGACTTAAGCCTCAGAGGTTTAGTCCAGACAACTTCTTTGTGGGTGACTTCGAGGTAGAAAAAGCTATCTCAACAGAGAACCCGTATGAGTATGTTGCAACGGGTCACTCAGGTATAGACAATAAGATTCGTGGACTTGTTAAGGGTGGTCTTACTTTTATTAAGGCTATGCGTGGTCAAGGTAAGACAGAACTGATTCGTTACTTTGAGATTGGACTACTAAAGAATGACACAAAGATAGCTATGCTTCACATGGAGGAACAGAAGTCTACCACCTATCGTGCTATGGCTACATACGAACTAGGACTTAACGTCCGTACTAAGGAGGATGCAAGGGACAATGGTATTCCTGAGGATCAAGTTATCCTGGCGGCTAAGATTGCTGCACAAGATGACAAAACAATAGTCTTTGAGATGCGTGGACACGATGATCCCATGCAATTACTGGACTATGTTCGCCTTGCTACCACAGTGTATGGTGCTCAGTACATCTTCATCGATCACGTACAACGACTAGCCTACCTATCTAATGCAGGGGTTGAGGGTGCTACAAGTACCTTGACTACACTGGGTGCACGTATGGCTCAGCTTGCTAAAGAGTTGAATATAGGTGTTGTTTTTATCTCACAGGTAAATGATGATGGGCGTACTAAGTATGCTGCCTCACTTGAAGAAGAAGCAATAGTCTGTATTAAGTTAGAACGTGACACTGAGTCGGAGGATGAAACAATACGCAACACAACTAACTTTGTCGTTGATAAGAACCGTCCGTTTGCTAAGTTGGGTAAGGCAGGTAGTGTGTACTATGACCCTGACACTACAGTTCTTGAGGAGGTTTCATTCGAAGTATGAAGATTGTTGTCAGTGATATAGAAACTAATGCTCTCATAGGTAGTGATAAGCTATGGCTATGTGGTGGCAAGGACGTGGACACAGGTGAGGTCTACAAGTTTGAGAACTGTCACGATGATACCGTTGCTAAGGCTGCTGCCATTGAGTGGCATAAGTCAGTAGACTATTTTGTTGGTCATAACTTCATACAGTTTGATGCACCTGAACTAAACAGATTGCTTCAACCTAAACTCATTGACCCTGCTAAGGTTATCGATACCTTGTTAGTGTCACGTGTTGTGGACTACGGGATTGAGATACCTAAGGGTGCTAGGTCTCCTCATAGCTTAGATGCTTGGGGGCGTAGGCTTGGGGTACATAAGGGAGACTTTCATAACTTCAGTGAGTTCTCACAGGAGATGGTTGACTACTGGTATGGTGACTTGGATACTACTGAAGCTTTGTACAATCACTTCTCTAAGTATATTTATGATGATAGCTGGAAGAGATCTCTACGTGCAGAGCACAACCTACAGATCGAGTTGGTACGTACTAGGTACTACGGGTTTGCCTTCGATACCCCTAAGGCTAGTGGTCTTCTGACTTCTATACTAAAGCAGATGGCTACCCTTGAGGATCAGTTCCAGATAGACTTCCCACCTAAGCTCACACCTGTGAACACAATGATGTACCGACTAAAGAAGGATGGTACTGAGGTTGCTAGTGTTATCAATGCTAGGACTAAGTATGATTTGACCCAAGTAATTGGCGAAGACTTAGTGTGTTACAACTGGATTAACTTTAAACCTGGATCATCTAAGGATCGTATTGAAGCACTGTGGGATGCGGGTTGGAAACCATACGACAAGACTGTTACTGCTATTAAGTTTAGTAGGCTGTCTGTCGGTGACCCGTATGGTAAGAACCAGAAAGCTATGACTAAGCAGTTCTATAAAGATAAGAAGGATGATCTATCTAAGTATGGTTGGGCTTGTTCTGAGGATAATCTGGAGACACTGCCTGACGATGCACCTGAGGGTGCAAGTTCACTAGCTAAGTGGCTAACCTTGGAGGGAAGACGTAGCTCTCTTGTGGAGTGGATCAATCAGGTGGGTACTGATGGACGTATACATGGCACCATCAATAACATAGGGGCATGGACAGGAAGGTGTGCACACAACGCACCCAACACAGCAAACATACCCTCATCCTTTCACGGTGAACCTAAGACTGCCGTTGAAGAAGTTAAGAAACAATACGACTCTGACCTACGTTCTTGTTGGACTACACCTAAGGGTAGCTGGCTGGTAGGTACGGATGCAGACGGTATCCAGCTTAGAGTACTAGCCGATTATATGTGGAGACACTTTGATGCAGATCAATATGCACGTGCTATTATGGACGGTAAGAAGGAGAATGAGACAGACATACACAACGTTAACAAAAAAGCTTTGGGCCTTAGTCATGCGACACGTGACATGGCTAAGACTTTTATCTACGCTTGGCTTCTAGGGGCAGGTGTCGAGAAGACTGCACAGATACTCAAGGTCAACAAAGATGGTGCAGTAAAGGCTAGAGAGTCCTTCATTAAATCTATTGATGGTCTGTCTGACTTAAAGAATAGACTTGTTCCCTACATTGCGGAGCAAGGGTACTTCACAGGGTACGATGGGCGAAAGGTTAAGGTGCCTAACGAACACAAGACACTGGCTGGTATGTTGCAGTCAGCTGAAAGTATTCTGATGAAGCACACACTACTCAGCTGGACTACTGAAGCACGTAAGTTGGGTATCAACTTCAAGATGGTAGGGTTCATCCATGACGAATACCAGACAGAGGTTATAGGAACTAAGGAAGAGGCTGAAGAGTTAGGTAAGCTCCAAGCTAAGTGCATGGAAGAAGTAGGTGTCGAGCTAGGGTTTAGAATACCTACGCCTGGATCTTTTGATGTAGGAATAAATTGGCTTGACACTCACTGATAAATAATTATATACTTTTAATACCATAGAAAAGAGGTACTGAAATGGCTACTGAAATACTTGAATTGTTTGGCACACTAGATTGGGCTAAAGTATTTGAACACAACCGTGATCAAGCATCATGGAATGTTGATACAGATGGAGAGTGCAAGGTCACCATCACTCTAGATGAAGATAACGCAGCTAAGCTTAAAGCATCTGGCTGTCAAAAGAAAATGGAATCCGTTGAGGGTGGCACTAAGGTTACACTTAGTCGTCCATTCAAAGGCAACAATGATTGGGGTAGTGGTACGCCAACTGTTGTAAACGTTAAGGGTCTCGACTGGGACTTTGACGTAGATGGTTTCATAGGTAACGGAAGCACAGGTATGATACGTGTTGCCGTTTACGATACATCGACTGGACGTAGGGGTACACGTCTGGAAGCGGTGCAGGTCATAGACCACGTGACCTACGAGTCTGAAGGAGGAAGCTCCTCCCCTTCCTTCAAAGACTTATCCTCTAAAGTTGAGGATACTAAAGCTGCCCATGTTAACAAGGCATCTAAGAAGAAAGTTACAGTATCAGAAGATACTATTCCTTTCTAGGTGTTTTGAATTTTTGTTGTCCTACAAGAAAGCCCCTTCCCTTAGTTGGGTGGGGGCATTATTATTCATAGCAAGGGAGAGATAGGATGGAAGTTAAAACAAACGATACACTGGTGCATGACATCGAGCAGACTATACTAGGTCAGAACGGTTGGGACACAGCTATCGGTGAGTTTATGTCTAACAATATAGCAGACATGGCTGAGCAAAGGTTTGCTAAACCACAGGAGCCTCGCTCTTACCTCTCTCTGTCTTCACTAGGTACACCATGTGAGCGTAAGCTCTGGTACAAAGTTAATAAACCCTTGGCGTCAGAACCTCTTGGCCCAGATACCCTATTCAAATTCTTTTATGGTGACATAATTGAGGAGCTAGTACTGGCTATAGCTGCTGTGTCTGGTCACTCAGTTACTGGTATGCAGGATCGTATGGACGTGCATGGCATCAAGGGGCACAGAGATGCAGTCATTAATGGTATGACTATCGATGTTAAGTCTGCGTCACCTTACGCCTTCAAGAAGTTTAAGGATGGTAACCTTCGCAGGGATGATCCCTTTGGTTACATCTCTCAGCTTAGCTCTTACGTGTATGCTGCTGCTGATGATCCACTGGTCACCAACAAGACACACGGTGGGTTCCTTGTTGTTTGTAAGGTTAGTGGATCTGTATGCCTAGACGTATACGATTTCTCTGAAGAGTTTGATGAAAAAGAAAACACAGTCAAGCACCTCAAGGCTATGGCTAAGAGTGACGAACCACCAGAGAGAGCCTTCAGTCCTGTGCCACAGTCTAAGACTAGTGACAACGGCAACATGAAGCTGGCATCTACCTGTGGCTACTGCGACTTTAAGAAGGTATGCTTTCCTAAACTACGTAAGTTTATCTATAGTGATAAGCCAATGTATCTTACGAAAGTAAAGAAGCTTCCTAACGTAGCAGAGGACTTAGAGTTTCGTGGCGAAATTTAGTAACAAAAGACTGAGGGGTATCCAAGAAGGTTATCGCTCAGGCTTGGAGGTAGACACTGCCAACTACCTAAAGAAAAGAAAGATCTCCTTTACCTACGAGAAAACAAAGATCAAGTGGATAGACCTACGCAATAGAACCTACACACCTGACTTTGTTTTAGGCAATGGTATCATAGTTGAGACCAAGGGCCGTTTCGTTTCTGATGATAGACGTAAACATAAAGAAATAAAAAAACAGTTTCCTAATCATGATATTAGATTTGTCTTTACAAACAGTCGATCACGTCTATATAAAGGTAGCAAGACTACATATGGTGACTGGTGTACTAAGCACGGCTTCATTTATGCCGACAAGATTATACCAGAATCCTGGCTAGAGGAGAGCAACAATGACTGAACAGTTTAAACCATACGCTGAGATACTTAAGATAATCAAAGGCCCCTTCGAGAATGGTGACAGCCTTCCTTGGAACCTTTGCCTAACTAAGTACAAGTATGATAACAAACTTTATGAAGAAGAGTTTTACTACACCAACATGAAGCAAGCTATGGATGACGTAGACTTCTTGTCTAGTAATGTTAGTATTGTTATTGATCGTAATGGTAATTCCCAACATGATGATGTTGTAAGGAAGGTAAGCGGTTATGAATAAAAGTTATGGAAGTAAAACAGCAGTGGTGTTTTCTTGTGCACACTGTGATCCGTCAGTCAGCAATGAAAGGTTTAGTATCCTTGGTGAGTTTCTTTATGACATCAAACCTGACTACGTTGTAGATCTAGGTGACGGTGCTGACATGCGCTCATTAAATACATTTGATACTCGCAACCCAGAGTCTATTGTTAGTCAGAACTATGAGGCAGACATCGAGCAATACAACGATGCTCAAGATCGTTTGCGTTGGAAGTTCAGACACCACAAGCGTAAGCGTCCTACCTTCTACGGGTTTGAGGGTAACCATGAGCACCGCATTAAAAAAGCTTTGAAGAATGATCCACGACTAGAGGGTTCTAAGTACGGTATATCCTTTGGTCACCTACAAACTAACTACTGGTTCGATGAGTATCATGAATACCATAACTCAGCGCCAGCAATAAAAGACTATGACGGTGTGTCCTACGCTCACTTCTTTAGTGCTGGTAATTTTGGCACAGCCATGAGTGGAATGCATCACGCAAATTCCTTGCTTGCCAACAGGTTTAAGAGTTCAACCTGTGGTCATTCACACAAGAGAGACCTGAAGTTCAAGGATGCAGCTGGTGCTATAGGACTAGTAGCTGGTTGTTTTAAAGGTGCAGACGAGGCTTGGGCTGGACAAGCTAACCTCGACTGGTGGTCTGGGGTAGTAGTCAAGAGAGAAATACATAATGGCTTCTATGAACCAGAGTTTATTTCTTTAGCCTCTCTTCAAAAAGAATACGGTTGACACTGTTATGAAATTTAATATAACTAGGAGTTTCTTCCTATGAAATTTGAAGCCCGAATTGTTTTAGAAGTAGACCCTGACGCTAACTTTTTGGAGGTGTCTGACATTAACTCTTGTGTAGAAATTCTAGAGTTGCTTGAAAATTTAATCCACGATACAGATGATGTATCAATCTTAACCTGTGAGGTAAACACTTATGACTAATATTATACTAGACGACAAAGAGTACGACTCAGCTGACTTAACTGAAGAACAGAATGCAATTATTAACTTACTGAACTTAGGTCAGAACTCTGTTAGCTTACTCAACCATATACTTCAGTGCACACAGCTTGTTCAAAGTATGAAGACAGCAGAACTTAAGAAGTCACTAGAAGAAAACTCTGAAGATAGTTCTGAAGATAATCTTGATGGCGAATGATATTAACCTGGAAGCTTTGGGTTACTACAAACTAGTAGATGGAAAGAAACACACCTTAGACCCATTTGAGTGGTATAGTGAATGGGTTGAGGAAAAGATTATGACGAAAGGAGATGATCGTTTAATTGAGAATACCCTTGGTCTTGTAGGAGAGGCAGGGGAGGTAGCTGAAAAAGTTAAGAAACTTATTCGTGACAAACAAAAGTTTACGCCTGAGGAAATTGCTAGTGAGATAGGTGACGTAATTTTCTACGGCACTAGTCTTGGTATGATCTTTGGCTTTAACTTAGGTGACATCATTCGAATGAATATGGCTAAACTAGACAGCCGCCAAGAGCGCGGCGTATTACAGGGATCAGGGGACAACAGATGAACAACTACTTACCTACAGACTATCAATCGTTTATACACAAGTCCCGCTATGCTAGATGGCTAGACAAAGAAGGAAGACGTGAGACTTGGGAAGAAACAGTTTCACGTTACATGGAAAACATTGTACGTCCTGTGGCTGGTGATGATACCTACATAAAGGATATAGAACAAGCCATCCTAGGTCTTGAAGTCATGCCTTCTATGCGAAGTTTAATGACGGCTGGCCCTGCTGCTGCCCGTGATAATATATCAATGTATAACTGCTCTTACATAGCTGTAGATAACATCGTATCTTTTGATGAAGCAATGCACGTTCTCATGTGTGGAACAGGCGTGGGCTTCTCAGTAGAAAGAAAGAACGTAAAAAATCTACCTGACGTGCCCATACTATTCGACAGTGAGACTAGTATTGTAGTTAAAGATAGTAAAGAAGGATGGTCTAAGGCTCTCCGTCAATTGATTGCTCTACTATACAGTGGCGAGATACCCACGTGGGACACCAGTAAGGTACGCCCTGCAGGTGCCCGACTTAAAACATTTGGTGGACGTGCCTCAGGCCCAGCGCCATTGATTGATCTTTTTAATTTTGTAGTTAAGACATTTAAAGATGCTACAGGCCGCAAGCTTAGTTCTATTGAGTGCCACGACATCATGTGTAAGATAGGTGAAGTAGTCGTAGTAGGTGGTGTTCGCCGTAGTGCTATGATCTCACTGAGTAATCTAGACGATGATCAAATTCGACATGCTAAGTCAGGTAAGTGGTGGGATGAACCAGACTTAAATATATATCGTTTTGGTTACCGTTCCCTAGCTAATAACTCTGTAGCGTATGTTGAAAAGCCTGACAGTTTATCTTTCATGCGTGAGTGGATGGCTCTGGTTGAGTCAGGCTCAGGTGAGCGTGGTATCTTCAACCGTGAGGCAGCTAAGAAGCAAGCAGCTAAGAATGGTAGGCGTGATCCTAACCATGACTTTGGCACTAACCCTTGCAGTGAGATCATCCTACGATCAGGGCAAGTATGTAATTTAACGGAGTGTGT